TCTTTTTTTTTTTCAATAACTTTTTCAGGTGTTTCTTTGGGAATTTCACCTACTTTTTTTAATAAAATGTCATTTATTTGCATATATATTGATTCTTTCTCATTTTTTAAAGATATTAAATTTTGAACCATGATATTTAATTCATTTGATGCTTTTTCTATATCTCCCCCCATATTTTTGATAGTTTCATTTAATATAATTATTTGTTTATTATTTTCTTCGATTGTATTTTTATCTTCCATATTTAATTTTAAAATAGGAAATCTATTCATATTATTATGATTATTATTTCTCCTAGAATAAATTATATTATTATACATTTATATTAATAATGATTATTTTTATAATATTTTAACATAATAATATTTACCATTTAAACGTCTAATTCCCCACATTCCACCCCACCACCTTCACTGGGGCCGTGATGTTAACATCCCCAAACCGCCACCCACGCCGCGCCACCCCTACAGTGTTTATCTTTAACTGTCTTCAATTGAGGATTTCCCTGTCAGGAACTCTAAACAAATCACTTAGTAAACTATAATGAGTGAAAATGTAATATATTAGGGCGATTGATAAAATAGCAATAATAATGTGTTCGTAAGTAATTTTCATATAATATTATTTTTTTTAATTTTATTTTAATTATATAATATATTTATAATAATATTATTTTTTTTTATTTATTGGTGGACACCATTTATTAACTATTATATCTTCTTTTTTAAAGTCTTCTATCTCATCATAAGCAGATGGTATTATCATATTAAATAGGTGACTTTTTATCCGTTCAAATAACCAATCTTTATTATTACATTCATTTTCTTCAGTACCGTTTAAAAGAAGTCTATGCTCGCTAGAGGGGTGTGGTTTCGCCCCGTTTATATAAACCATACATCGTTGCCAATTTCCATCCCTATCCTCCTCGCAATCTGCTCCTCGTCTCCGCCATTCGCAATCTTTATTTAGTTTATCACATTGTTTTTTATTACGAGTATTATCGGAGTATGGTTCAATAAATCTACAATAATCGTCAGATTTTTTCCGGAATTGATCGTTCATTTTAATATAATCTTCATTTTCCGTATTTCCATAACATCCATATAGTAAGAATCGCAAATGTGGAGAATTATTCTGAACGTGTTTATCGTGTGATATTTTATCTATTTTGACTTTATGTTTTGGTTTTAAAACTACATTCAACACATAACCAATTACAAAAGAAACAATTACCATCAATATCTTTTCAATATTAAAATTCATATTATATACTATATATAATATATTAATTTTTTTAATTATAATCATTATTTTTTTGGTGGATAACCTTCACCTCACCCCACTGGGGCCGTGGTGTTAACATCCCCAAAGCGCGACAAACAACGCGCCACCACTGCAGTGTTTATCTTTAACTATCTTCAATTGAGGATTATTCGTATCATCTACTCTAAACAAATCACTTAGTAAACTATAATGAGTGACAATGTAGTAAATAACGGCAATTGATAAAATAGCAATAATAATGTGTTCGTAAGTAATTTTCATATATACTATATATAATATTTTAATTATATTTTAATTATATAATATATTTATAATAATATAATGATATATTGTTTGATTTCTGGATCATATAATTATAAACATTTACTCCAAGATAATAAAAAGAAAAAAGATAAGAAAAAGAGTAAAAAAAAGAAATTAACAATTAAAAAAGATAATAAAGTTTAGATTATATATAATAATAAGAATAATATGTTTAATTTAATTGTATGTCGTGATTCTAATGGTATTATTGGTATAAATAATGATTTATATATAAAAATAAAACGAGATTTAGACTATTTTAAAAACATAACAATTGGTAATCAATCAAAGAAAAACATAATTGTAATGGGATATAATACATGGAATAGTTTACCTAAAAATATCAGACCATTGAAAGATAGAAAAAATATAGTTATATCTAAAAATCATTTTTTGGAATTTGATTTAGGTGATGCTTTTATATCAATTGATAATTTTATAGAATGGTATCATACAAATAAACAAGATTATAATCGTGTATTTATAATTGGTGGAGAAAGTATATATAATGAATTTTTGAAAAATCACAATGATATGATTGTAAATTTATATATTACAAATGTTGAAACTGAAAATATAGAAACTGATATGATAACTAAACAATTTAATACTGATTTAACTACATATAAACTTATAAGTCAAGATGTATATAATGATAAAGCAATGATTTATGATTTTGGTTTAGAAACATATATTGAGAAACAAGTTAAATATAGTTTTGATATTTATAAAAATAATAGACATATAAATGTAGAAGAAGATCAATATTTAAATCTGATGAAAGATATATTAAAAAAGGAAAACTATAAAGTTTCTAGGAATGGTTCTGTTTATTCTATATTTGGAGTAAAAATGGAATTTGATTTATTAAAATCATTTCCATTAATAACAACAAAAAGAGTTGGTTGGAAAACAATATTACGAGAATTATTATGGTTTATAAGTGGTTCTACAAATAATAAGGAATTAGTAAAAAATAAAGTAAATATTTGGACACAAAATGCTGAAGAATATAATAGTAGGAGTGAATATGAAGAAGGCGATTTGGGACCCATATATGGATTTCAATGGAGACATTTTGGATCAACATATAAAGGTCATAATGAAGATTATGAAAATAGTGGGGTTGATCAATTAAAGTATATAATTGATGAAATTAAATCGAATCCATCAAGTCGCCGATTAATATTAAATTCTTGGAATCCCGTTGATATTCCAAATATGGCATTACCACCGTGTCATGTGTTAGTTCAATTTAATATTACAGATAAATTTATAGATTGTCAATTATATCAAAGATCGGGTGATATGTTTTTAGGAGTCCCGTTTAATATTGCATCATATGCATTTCTACTTCATATTATAGGTTCGATTACAAATTATATCCCTAGAAAACTTATTCATATTATTGGCGATGCTCATATATATGAATCTCATGTTAATGCAGTCAAAGAACAACACGATAGATCATCCACTATTTTTCCTCAATTATTACTAAAAGAAACAATTAAAAACATTGATGATATTCGCGAAGAATGGTTTGATATTGTAAATTATAAACCTATGTCAAGCATCAAAGCACCCATGATAACATAATTATTTTATACTAAATAATAATGTATCTGGGTCCATACATATTTTAGGTATTGATTCAATTTCTCCTTTAATTGAATCATATTTAACATCTGATATTTTATTTAAAAGATTATTATTAAATATATCTAATAAATATTCTTTATTTTCTTCAATTTGATATTCGTTCATATTATATAATTTAGATTCATTGTTTAAAAAATGTAGTATTCTATTTTGTTTAACACCCTTTTCCAATTTATTCCAATTATGAAAATAAATATTTTTACTTTCATGTTCTAATATATCAAATACTTCTTTTAGATGTTTATTTGGATTATAAATATTTGTATTTTTTTGTTTTTTATCATTATTTTTTTGTTTATTTTTAGAATTATCTATTATACTTTTTTCTTCACCCATTAAATAGTCTTTTAAATCCATATTATATTTATTATATAATATATTTACTTCCTTAAATAAATATAATATATAATATATAATAAATATAATAAATATAATAAATATAATAAATATAATAAATATAATATATATAATATATGAAAAGTGTATATAAAAAAGAATTAAAAATATTATCTGATGCGGTTATAAATAAAGAAAAAACAGAAAAAAATATATTAAATTCACCAACAACTATTAAAATAATAGAATTATTAGAAAATTTTATATCATCTAAAAATTTAATATGTTATGGGGGTATGGCTATTAATAATATATTACCCCAAAATAAACAATTTTATGATAAAAATAATGAATTGCCAGATTATGATTTTTTTTCCACAGATGCCTTAAATGATGCTAAAGAATTAGCCGATACATATTTCAAAGAAGGTTTTGATAATGTAGAATCTAAAAGTGGTCTACATGAAGGAACATACAAAGTATATGTTAATTTCTTACAGGTTGCTGATATTACAAAATTAGAAAAAGATTTTTTTCAAAATATTAAAAAAACGGCCATAAAAGTGAATGATATATTATATGCCCCACCTAACTTTTTACGGATGTCAATTTATTTAGAATTATCTAGACCTGATGGTGATGTATCGCGTTGGGAAAAAATATATAATCGACTCCAATTATTAAATAAATATCACCCTCTGAAAGGAGATTGTTCGCCAAGTACCATCAATAAAATTAAAAATAATACAATCAATAAAACATATAAACAAATTAAAAATATATTAATAAAAAACGAAGGGTTGTTTTTTGGTGGTTTAGCTACCAATTCATACAGACAATATGATAATAATATTAAAGATATATATAGTTTTGATGTTTTTATGACAGAGTTAAACCCAATAGAATATGAATTAAAAAGTAAAATAAATGATATTGATATTAAAAAAGTAAAAGGAAAAGGTAAATTAATACCCGATCATATCATTATTCAGAAAAATGATGTAATATATGCTACCATCTATAAAACACAAGCCTGTTATAGTTATAATATACTAAACATACAAGGTAAAAAAGTTAAAATAGCTACAATATATACAATAATGTCTATGTATTTAGTATTTTTATTCACAAATCAATCTACATTTAGTGAATCAAGACTATTATGTTTATGTGAATCACTATTAACGGTATATAAAAAAAATAGATTAAAAAATAAGGGAATTTTAAAAAATTATAGTATTAAATGTTATGGACATCAAGAAACCTTTGAAAAAATAATACTTAAACGAAATAGTATATTTGAAGAATTAAAAAACAATAAAAATTCAGAAGAATATCAAAAATGGTTTCTTAGATATAATCCAGTTGATAGTAAAAAAAATAAAAAGAAAAATAAAACTATTAAAAATCCCGTTAATAGTAAAAAAATAAAAGGAGGAGGTGATAAAAATATTTTATATTATTTTTATTTTGAAACTTGTCCGTATTGTATAGAATTTGATAAAACATGGTCAGAAGAAATTATAAAAGATAAAGATATGAAAAATATGGTATCTATGGAAAAAATACATAAGGATGATAAATTATCAAAAGAATATGGTATTCAAACGTATCCATCCATATACTTATTAAAAGATGGTGACAAAATAAAATTTGAGGGAAATAGAAATTTAAATGAAATTAAAGATTTTGTAACCGATTTATAAAATTAATACGAATGTTATGACCCCATTGTGGTCTCAGTCCCACCCATCTCCCCATATGTTCCATCCATTTCATCATAACCTGTTGTTTCCGTGGTCTTCGCCTGTTGTTTCCGTGGTCTCACCTGTTGTTTCCGTGGTCTCACCACTTTTTGTAGGTTGTAGAGTACTGGTTTCACACATATCGTGGTTATTGGGACATATCTCAGTTCCTTCATTATAGGGCACACATTCATTTATTTTAATATTCAAACAAGGGGTTTTTTTATCACAACTTGGTATTTTAGAACAATCTTCGGGTTTATTTAACCTATACACTATATAAATAAGTATTCCACATAGAGTTAAAAATAAAAAAATACCAACTATATATACTAAACATTTATTATTATTAAGACCACCAGTATTTATTGTATGTTTACTAACATCATTCATTTTTTTCATATTATTATTATATAATATAACAATATTTTAATTATTAATTAATAATTATTAATTAATAATTATTAATTAATTATTAATTAATACATTTTTTAGTACTTGATTTAATACATGGGTGTCCCGACCCGTGTGTTGAAGCCACGCATATATTATCTCCTTCGTAATATGCCTCGCATAATTTTTGATTCCAACCATCACTACCTGGGAAATTTACACTTAATTTTACACTGTTATCAGTTATAGTATCACAAGAAGAAGCACCTATATCATTTACAGGTATTAATTGAGAACATTGTATACTTGAGGGTAATGAAACTCCTTCACTACAAACACGACCGGAAACACCGGGACCACACCTTCTATTTGTTTCGCTATTATAATAAACATTACATAATTTATTAAGCCGAGAACCCGATTTGGGTTTAATCCATTCATCTTTCATATCATTACAAGTATCACCAGTGGGGACAGCCATACCACTTATATTTATCGGAGGTATATAATTTATGGGTCCAGGTGTTGGTTTAGGTGTTCCAGGTGGTGTTGGTTTAGGTGTTCCTGGTGGTGTTGATCCACCCGTCGTTGGTTTTGGTGTTGGTTTAGGTGTTCCAGGTGGTGTTGGTTTAGGTGTTGGTTTAGAGCATTTCTTATTTATACACTTTAATTCATCGCCACAACAATCTTTTTCATCTTCACAACTTTCAGTTTTTTTTTGACAAAGCCAATCAAATGGATCTACAATAACTATTATAATTATAGCTACAATAATTAAAAAAAATATAACACCACCTACAATTAAACCTCTTTTATCCCCTCCTTTCATTATATATATATATATATATATTATAATATATTAATAATTAATTATTAATACATTTTTTAGTACTTGATTTAGTACAGGGGTGTCCCGATCCGTGTGTAGAACCCACGCATATATTATCTCCTTCGTAATATGCCTCGCATAATTTTTGATTCCAACCATCACCCCCTGGGAAATTTTCATTTACTTTTATGCGGAGATCAGGTATAGTATCACAAGAAGAAGCAGTTACACCCGCTCCACCAGTTTTTACGTTTATTAATTCAGAACATTGTATACTTGAGGGTAATGATTCCCCTTCCTTACAATAACCTCTACCCGGTGATGGGTTACACCTTTTATTTGTTTCGCTATTATAATAAACATTACATAACTTCCTTTTCACAGGACCCGATTTTGGGTTAATCCATCCCATTTTCATATTATTACAAGTATCACCAGTGGGAACAGCCATACCACTTATATTTATCGGAGGTATATAATTTATGGGTCCGGGTGTTCCAGTTGGTGTTGCAGTTGGTGTTCCAGTTGGTGTTGGTGTTGGTGTTGGTGTTGGTGTTGGTGTTGGTGTTGGTGTTGGTGTTGGTGTTGGTGTTGGTGTTGGTGTTGGTGTTCCAGTTGGTGTTGGTTTAGGTGTTGGTTTAGGTGTTATGGGTGGTGTTGGTTTAGAGCATTTCTTATTTATACACTTTAATTCATCGCCACAACAATCTTTTTCATCTTCACAACTTTCAGTTTTTTTTTGACAACGCCAATCAAATGGATCTACAATAACTATTATAATTATAGCTACAATAATTAAAAAAAATATAACACCACCTATAATTAAACCCCTTTCTGTCCCTCCTTTCATTATATATATATATATATATAATATATTATTATAATAATAGAATGCAAGTTTTTAAAGAACTATTTTTAGATTTTATTTTATAGTTTTTTTTCCCATATTTCATATAATAACCATGGGGTCCAAGAACAATTAATATTTCTGATCCATCGTGCTCTCCTAATAATTTAGGATATTTAATAATTTCTTCCATATCTTTATCAGATAAATTGTCTTTTTTCTTTTTATAATATTTTAAATAATTATTAATATTGTAATTAGTATTATTATCTGGATCATGTAAATAATCACCATATTTACCTTTTTTAATTACTAAATTTTTCAAATAAATCTTTTCTATTTTTTTTATATTTTTAAATTTCATTTGTTCATTTACAATTGATATAAATGAATTATATATTTTTTGTATTAAAGTATTCCAATCCATATTTCCATTAGATACTTGATCTAAATCATTTTCAACCGAACTTGTAAATTCGATATTTATAATCATTGAAAAATGTTTTAATAAATATTCTAAAACTATTTTCCCTAAATCTGTAACCATAACCCGTTTAGATTGTTTTCCGACTTTAACTTGTATCGTTTTTTTAGTTATTATATCAAGTAATGTTATAGTATCTTGATCTTTGAATGTTTCGGGGATATTTTTAATTTCAGTATAATTTCTATTATAAAGAGTACTAATAATAGAAGCATATGTTGATGGTCTCCCAACTCCTGAAGATTCTAATCTTTTAATAATTGATGATTCATTTAAATATTGGGGTGGATTTGTTTCAATATTATTTGATACAGATTTTAGTAAATTACAAATTTGATCTATTTTATATGGTTTACTCTTTTCTATTTCATTCTTTTTAGAATAATCTAAAAAACCTGGAAATTCTAAAAACTTTTGTGTTCCTATAAATAAACCCGTTTTAATAGTATCATTCTTTAAAATATATTCATATACATCATATATAGCAGGTTGCATATTGCTTATAATGGTTCGTTTTAAAATTAAATTATAAAGTTTTTTATCACAATCTGTGAAACCATCAGATAATTTATAATTAATATCTGTTGGTCTAATTGCTTCGTGGGCTTCTTGTGCCCCCTTAACCTTTTTTTTTGAGTTAAATTCTTTATAATATTCTTCACCAAATTTTAAAATAATATGTTCTTTAATAGTTTGGGTAAAATCTTCAGATATAAATGTAGAATCTGTTCTCATATAAGTTATTTTTCCATTTTCATATAATTTTTGGGCAATAGACATAGTTTGTATAACTGAAAATCCTAATTCATTTTGAGCAGATTGTTGAAGAGTAGATGTTATCAATGGTGGGGGTGGATATGTTTTTTCTTTTTTATTTTTAATATCTGTAATGATAAATTCTCTATTATCTTTTAATAAATTAAACAATATTTCTATAGATTGTTCCGTTAATTTATCTTTTGTAATATATAAACACACAAGTATATCTTCATCTATTTTAAATTCACCTGTTATTTTAAATGATTTATCAGATTTAAAATTTAAAATATCATTTTCATGATCGATTAATATTTTTAATAAACAACTTTGTACTCTTCCAGCAGATAAACCACGTTCTTGAGTTTTAATATGTTTCCATAATAAAGGAGATAATTTAAAACCAATAATTAAATCAATTAATTGTCTCGTCCTTTGGGCATTGACAGAATTTAAATTAATTTTCATTGGATTTTTTAAAGATTGTTCAATGGCTTTTTTAGATATTTCATTAAATACGATTCGATTAGATTTTTTAAAATCTATTTTTAATAAATTACCACAATGCCAAGCAATAGCATCACCTTCACGATCATCATCGGCCGCAAGTATAATATCTTTAGTTTTCACAGATTTTAAGTCTAAAATAACCTTTTTTTTACTTGACATTAATTTATATAAAGGTGTAAAATTATTATCAATCATTTTATCTAAATTTTTGGTGTCTAATTCAACAAAATGACCATAAGAAGATTTAACTATATATCCGGGACCTAAATATTTTTGTATTTTTTTGGCTTTGGTAGGCGATTCTACAATTAATAATTTCATTTTAATGATTTATATTATTATTAATAAATATTTCAAATTTAAATAGTATTTTTTACAAATAGTATTTCATTACAAAAACTAACTTTTTTGTATCTAAATTATTTATATAATTTGTAACAACATCAATATTTACATAAACTTTATTTTGTAAATATATACCTTGAATATCATATAATAAAGGTTTTAATTGATATTTCACATCTTTCATAACAATAACTTTATGAATAAATACATCATGATAACTATTACATACATTTTGACATAAAGTATTAAATATATCAGAATATTTAGTAAAAGGTGTTTTATGTTCTGGATATAATTTAATATATTCATTTAAATTTCTATTCTTTTTAGTTTGGATAAATTTATATAAAATATTATCTGTATTTATATTAAGTTTATTTTTAATCTCTACATATTTAGGATTTAAAACATTCACTCTTTTATTTTTAAATTTAAATGTCAAACCTTTAAAATCTACATTATCTTTATTTAATTCTAAATAATGATTAATTATATCATTCATATTTTTATCATTTGTATCAATATTTTTAATAATATCACAACCTTCTATATCAGTGAATTTTTTAACAGGAGTTAATAGTTCCATATCATATTCATCAACTAATGTTATTTTATTTTCTATAACATTTGATATATGTCTGATAGATTTATGATTCATAGAAAAACAATAACAATGTTTATTATTTAATTGATTGGATAAATGTTCATAATCACAACATTGTTTAAATAAAGATTCTATCGTATTATTATTCCATCTATTTTTTCCATCTATATCACTTCTAGTTGATATCCTCCAATAATCATCATAAAACATATTAACCATGGTTCCATCTATTAATTCCTGAACGATATAATCATCATCATATTTATTAGTGTCAGAATATAATTCGGATTTAATGGGAGATAAACATACAATTTTTTTTAAATCTATATTAATTACACAACCCTTGCAATATTTTTCCCATATATTTTTGAATTCTTTTTTTTCATATTTATATTTAACTAATATACAATTTCTTTTTCTTTTAACTATGAAATCGTCCTGTTTTAAAACATCAATATAATTATCATTCGCGTCAATATAAATTTTTAAATCCATAATATTATATTATAAACAATTAATTTTAAGTTATTATTATATAAATATTAGTATATATAAACATGGGAGACCCTGAATATATTGAAGAAGGATTTGATTTACTATCAGATGAACAAATTATTTCTGATGAAGTATATGAAAATATCATTAATATTGAAGATGAATTTATTATTTATTTTAAAGATGATAGAAAATTTATAGGTAAAATAAGTGATATAGATGATGTAGATAATATAATAACTATTATAGATGAAGTAAATAATTTTATTAAATTAAAAACAAAAGAAGGTTTTATACTTTTAAAAACAACAGATTATGAAATAATTGATATAGAAAAGGTTATAGAATTTACAAAAGAAGAAGAAGAAGAAGAGTTTGATGATTTAATAGTAGAGCAATTAAAACAAGATATATATCCTGAAATAAATTTTGAGACAATAGAAAAAGAAATTAAAGGTTATTCCTATACTAATTACGAGAAAAGAGAAATATTATTATCATCCATTGTAGATTCATTTAATATTTATGATAATAAATTATTTATTAGTGAATTTTCAGAATCTTTAGATGTATTATTATCATTGAAAGAAAATGATGTAAATAATTATCTAAATACTTATTTAGATATACCATTTTGGTTGACACCTATATCTTTAAATTATAAAAAAGTATATTCAGAAGAAGTTGAAACAAAGGAAATTATAAAACCAAATGTAATCGTGAATGGTTGTTATGACGAATTAATAAAATTATATAATATAAAACAAAATGCAAATAATTATATAGATTTTATGAAACAATCTTATAATGATACCTTTTATCCAACACAAAATATAGAAACCGATACAGGATATCAAACAGAATATGAAGGTTCGTATTTAATGAATATGGAAGATTTTGAAATTGATTATAGAAAAACCATGAATGAAATTTATTTTAATGATATAGAAGGCGATAAACAACTTTTAATAAATAAAGAAACTATTAATTTCAATAGATTCATATTATACCCTAATAAATATTATAATTTAAATTACAACATAGATATATATAATACAAAAATATCTTTACAAGAAAAAATATATTATAATCATATTTTAAAAAATCAAGATTATAAAAAAGAACTCGGAGATGCTTTAAATACAGATATTGTTAATAATAGTTTAGATTCTACTGAACACGTTTATGACAATAATAAAATACTTATTTTTAAAACATTAGAAAAAATAGATCAAAAACTATTTTTAGAAAAGATGGGTGAAAAATTACCAACAATCAAAGAACTATTGGAAGATATAGATATACCTATATATAATTATCTAGATGTTGAAAAATTATTACTTCAATATGATATAAATAATTCAGATATGACAATTAAAGATAAAGAATATATTAATGATAAAATCAAAATATCATTATCAAAATTAAAAAAAAATAAATATCCTATAAAAAAATCAGATAATATAGATACTAATGTAATAAAAAGATCTCCAAGTAAAAATGTAAAATTAATTAAAGATTTTATTTATAAAGAATTAAATATAAATACAAAAAATTATTATTTAGAAAAATTTATAGATAAATATACTAAAACTAAAGGTGATTCAAATTGGTTATATAGTATATATACAGATGAACAATTAATTTGTAAACATCATAAATTATCTTGTAAAATAACAAATGATAATAAAGCATATGGTTCATTAATAGACAGTTGGGGTGGTGAAATTAAAGATGGTATTATTTATTGTAAGAATTGTGGTGAATATTTAGCACCTGAAGATTTTTCTGTATTAGAAGGATTTGAAGGGGATAAACCAATTCAAAATAAAGCTATAATTGAACAAAAACAGGTAGATGTTTATGCTGATTTAAGTCAAAATGAATTAAATGATATTAAATTAATAAAATTACTTTCTATTAATATTGGAATAAATTTAATAGATAATGATATCATTGATATATTAAAATTATATAAATTAATAGATGATGAAAAAATAGCTGATGAAAGATATCAAAAAATAAATATAATGAAGGTAAATTATCCGAAATTGATAGATTCTAAATCTAAATTAAGTTTAAAAAAATATAAAAAACTACAAGTCACAATAGGTAATTATTTAAAAGACTCTAATAAAGTTATATTTTTTTATTGCTGTATATTAATATTTATACAAATAAATATCCCAGGATATGTAAATAGTTTAGATGATAGTGGATTATTAAATCTAAAAAATCCAGATTTTTTAAAATTATTGGCAGAAAAAAATAGCGATATTATTGATAAAAACGGTGTTAAATTAATATTAAAAAAAATAAACACATTATCTAAAAGTTTAGATAATCCAATATGGAACAATTGTAAAATATTCATAAAAGAATATACAAATCCTTCTGTTTTAAAACCCGAAGATCAAATCATAAATTCAATTATATATATATTATCCCCATTTTATCCAATTCTGATGAATAAAATTAATAATTATTATACTAATAATATTTCAGGTAATATAGGTTTTATAAAGAACTATTGGAATACGTATAAACCATTACCTAGTAATAAATTAGTTTTAAAAGTAAATAGTCAATTAAATGATAAAGAAATGGAAGAAAAAAATAAAAAATATTATTTAAAACAAAATTTAATTGATTATACATTGGAGAATATATCCAATATTAAAAATATAAATGATAAAGAACCAGTATATAAAAATTATAAAATTAAAATATCTGATATCATGAACAATCCTTCATTTGAAAGATTATATAATTATGTAATATATTTACATGGAACACACATAAATTCACCATATATTAATTTATTAATAAATAGATTTATAGATACGATAGATAATAAAAATAAAACTCAAATATTAGCTATATTTAGCAGAGAAGGATGGAATAAAGAAACATTATCATTCAAAGGGGATAAAATATCTATAATCAAATTAAAAAATACAATGGTTCAAGTTATTAATTATTATAAACAAACAAATCTAGATGATATTAATAATAATGATCATGTAGTATTTAATAATGTTAAATTAACATTTATAAATACATTACCCAAGAGGATTTATGTATCTATTCCAGAAGATATTTTTAAAAATATGAATAGAGATGTTTTATTAGAAAAATTAAAAAATAAATATTGTTATGATAAATATGATAATATAATAATAAATGATTCTAATATTAATCATTCTATATCTATACACTATGATTCAAATAAAATGATTAGTGCTTGTATGAAACCAATCACCGATAAGAATGTTCAGACTATAATATATAAATTAAACGAATCTAAATCATTACAACCTATTTATAAATACGATAATTCAATCGTAAAAATATTTTATGAAAAGAGAATTATTGATTATATAAATTTAAATCCTATATTGAAAAAAGATAAAACATTTAAAGATTTATATGAAATATCTTTAAATATAATAAAAGAAACAGGGGAAGACGGACGAGAATATAATGAAATTTATAAATCAATTAAAACTGAAACTAATGATATGATAGATGAAATAATTGATTTTATAAAAACATATCCTAAATTAGATGAAATATTAAAAAATTTAAATGAAACTACTAGTATATTTGGAAAAGATTATATTAATTTAAAAAATTTAATATATCCATTAAAACCCGGGGATGAAGGATATAATGCTAATTTTCCTTTAGAAGGATTAAATAATTCCCAATATCAATATTTTACAAATTATATTTTTAGAACAACCTCATCAATAGTAAATCAGAGAGGTAATGATATAATAATACCTAAATGGTGGAAAATGACTGACTATTATCACATTTTAATGCAAGATTTTTTAAATGATAATTATTTAGTAAATCATAATGATATATTTATAACTATGAAAAATAAAAATACATATTCTAAATATTTTGAAAATAATATATATTTTGAAAAATTTTTTGATTATATCAGACAATTTTCGAATCATACTGATATTTTAAAAGGTGTTGATAAAAGTAAATTTAATAAAGAAAGATCTGAACGGTTACAAAAATATAGTTTTGTTAAATTATTACATAAATTTATAGATTATATTGAAACATTAACAGATGATGAAACTGAAGAAAGTATTGAATCAAGTGTTTTATATAAAAGTTTATCAGATGAACACGATTATAGTTTAACGGATTCAATTGATGTATTATCAATGTATTTAATAGAATTAATTATAGATATATTACAAGAATATAATGACCCTACTTGGATTATGAATATAAATAATAAAAGATTAATGGAAAAACTAAGTGTTCAGAAAGAAAGGGAAAAATTAGAAATAACGAGTAAATTGGATAAAATGGATGCCAATGAAAGATACGTCCATGTTCAAAAACAAAATATTGGAGCTGTCGTATGGTTTAAAGATGCCGAAGAAGCACATAAAAAATATATTAATAGTGAAGAATTTAAACAAAGTACATTAAAAGAAAGAGAAGAATATTTTAAAAATTTATATAAACAGAGTGCCCCAGAATTAGATGTAATACAATCTGAAGGTTTGGGTGAAGTAAATGTTAATTTATCACCTCAAAATGAACCTGAACAAGAAGGATATGATTATGATTATGATGTAGATAATGATGATGACAATGATGACAATGATGAAATTGATGATGATGATATCTAATCAAATGTAATTATAACTTTTGATTTATTTCTAATATATGTTAAATCTTTAAAATAATACATATCTTCTATTTTTATTAATTTATAATCGTGTATTAATAAATTTTGCCTTAATATTGTAATACATTTTTTTAAATTTAAATTTTCATATAATTTATCTATTTTATTTTTTCTGTATTTTTTCATCAATAATGGTTTTATATTTATAAAATTTTGAATGATATCTTTATCCTGTATATCTGATATATTTATAAATAAATCGTGTTTAATCGTATCAATATCGAAACAATTAAAAACTCTTTCAAGAATATAATAATCAGGATATATTTTAAACAATTGGGAATACATTTATAATTAATAATTTATTATTTTTAATTAGTTTTAATTTTTTCAATAATCAAAGAAGTTGATATATTATTTGTATATGGTATTTCAATTAATTTACCATCCCATTTTTTTAAACATTTAATAACATTTTCACGAGTTTCTGATTGTATATTTGTTTTCCAATCATCGCCATGTACAACATATTTAGGTTTTAATTTATTTAAATTATCAGAATAATTTAATGTATCTTGTTTTATTACATTATAAACATATTTAATACTTGATATAACTTCTTGTCTATTATTCCATGTTAATATAGGTTCTCTTTTATAATCTAAAACCGCCTCATCACTTAATAATCCAACTATTACTTGTCCATATTTACTTGCTTCTTTTAATATATTTATATGACCATTATGTATTATATCAGCACACATTCCCACATAAACAATGTCTTTTAACTTTCTTTCTTTATCCATATATAATACTAAAAATATATTTAATTTTAATCCATATAATCAGATTTAATTGGTTTTAACCGTATCCATTTATTACACATCCATTTTTCACCAGAAGTTGGTGGCGTTCCCCCATGAAAAGAATTATATCTTCTTTCAGTATTATCATCATTTAAATTAAAAAATAAAACACCTTTCCCTTTTTTAGGTTTTACTTTCATATTCTTATAAGGGAATTCCGTTTCACCACCTTCTAAATCATCATTTAAATATAGTAAAAATGTAGCATATCTTAAACTACCCATTCTATCGGTATCTTTTATACAAATAGGTCCATTATCGCAAGCATCATAATGTGCTTTATATTGTTGTCCTGGTTTATAATTAACTACTTGTAATTCTTCATAATTTTCAATAGGTATTTTGAGTATATCATAAACTAATTTATCTATTTGTTTAGTTATAGCAGTATTTGATGGTAAAAAAGTATTAGTGCTTGTTCGTGAATCATCAAATCCCGCTTCATTTAAAACTCCACTTTTAGTCAATCTCGGTCTAGCCATATTTATAATTTGATCACAATCTTCATCTGTTATTAAATTATCAAATTCATATATTTGTTCACGATCAAATCTTGAACTACATAAATCTATATAATTATCATATTTATCAGGTATTTTTTCATATTTATCATATTTATTTTTATTGAAATAAGAATAAAGTAATGATAATAATACAATGATAATAATACCAATAATTATATAATGAATATTATCAATTATTTTTTTTTTAAAATTTTCTATATTAAATAATTCTTCATCATCTTCTAACATTATAATATATTAAATAAAATAAACTACAAATTATAATCACAAAAATATAATTTGTATCTAATAAATTCTTATTCCATAGAAATAAACTTTTTAATGGATGGATTAAAAAATTAATCATAGAACTAATATTAATAGACATGACACCCATATCATTCGGTCTAAATAATATACCACCTACAAAATATTCAATATAAATGATAAATATAATTGTGATTATAAATAAATAATAAATATAATTCATTAATATTATTAATATTATTAATATTTTAATCTATCATGCATTCTTTAACATCTACAAATGTTACATTTTTTTTATATTTTTTCTGTTCAATTGATTGGAGTAAAGGAGTTTTATCATTTGTTTTATAATATTCAACATCTTCCCAGAATTTAATAATTTCAGGCATTGTATTAGACCAAAACATTTTATCTCGTTTCACTAATGTACATTCATATCTGACAATATACCACCATTTGGTTTCATAATAATCTTTTTTTTCTGTTTCTATCCATTCTTTTTGTTTTTTTTCCCATTCTACATAATATTCATTTGATTTATATAGATCAGGATATAAATATAATAATTTATCACTAAATAATTCTTTATAGGTCACAACACAACCTTTCGGGTAATCATGTTTCGTTTCTCCAACATTACCATTAGTATCCGATAAAAATGTTTCATAACCCGAATATTCTTCAAGTTTCACTTGTAGAAAATCACATTCGTCTAAATCACAACATTCTAATTGACCTTGCATTTGATACATATAATTTTGGGGGACTGCTTTCGTAAACTTTCTTTTAGGAGGACATTTAATTTCTAACATTCTCCCAATTAATTCAGGTTTAGAGTCTTCCGAACATATTCCATCTGGACTGGCTCCAAAAATTGGAAATGTAGGATGAGGGATCATCCCAAATTCTAAAATTTTAACTTGTTTTATTGCTTCATAAAATTTAGTAGCAATTTCTTCATATTTAACTCCCCATTCAGTTATAGGATTAGATACATATGGTTTCTCTTCAATAGATGCTTTACTTAATACTAATTCATTCCTTGATGTATAATGACATTTCCCCAATGCTGAAGCTAAACTACTAGCAGTCAATACTTTTTTTCTAATAGAAAACCACTCAACACTGCGCTGTTCGGGTAATTTTAGCGTTTTAAGTTTTTCCACCTTTTTTTTCCTCGAAATATATATTTTATTTTTTTCTACATAATCATTGATATAATCATTTACAAATAAATTTGTATAATATTTTATAGACATATGTATATCATTATGTTTTTCATCGATAATACATTTATACATATCTAATACATTTTTTATGATATCTCGTTTAATTGATTCAATTAAATCAAAATTATCAATATTTAATTGGATAGTATCTAAAATATTATTAGAATTAATATATTCAATAATATTTTTATGATTATGGATATCCATTTTTATTATTATTAATATATATCATCATAGTTTTAAATAATCAAATTAAAAATAATTTGAAATAATTTAAAGTAAAAATTATATTATAATATATCTACATGGATATTAAATCTAAAATAGAAGAAATAATACGTAAATATTTTGACAAAAAAAACATATTGGTTAAACATATATTAGAATCGTATGAAGAATTATTAGAATCAAATATTCCAAATATAATAAATCAATATTTCCCATTACATATAAATGTATTTAACGTAGATGAAGAAATAAAATCATTAGTTATAAATTGTACAAATATATATTATGAAAATATTGATGATATTGAAAATAATGGAGTTAAAAAGAAAAGTTCTCCAGACACATCGAGATTGAGGAATAGTTCATATAATATATCTATTTATATAGATATGAGTATTAATGTAAACATTAATGATTGTAAATCATTGGTAAAACTACCTTGTAAAATAATAGAAAGAGTTTTAATTGGGAAAATTCCAATTGTTGTTGGTTCTTCAAGATGTGTTACATATTCTATGTCTAATAAAGTAGATACTCCCGATTATGATATAGGTGGTTATGTTATTATAAATGGTAATGAAAAAGTAATAATATCACAAGAAAAAATATTAAATAATAATATATTGGTATATAAAAATAAAAAAAAGATAAATAAATATTCTTATATAGTTGAATGTCGTTCTTGTAATGAAAATGTGTTTAATATACCAAAAGTTGTAAGCATAAAAATAACCAATAAATTAAATATAAATAATAATATTATATTCATAACAATTCCAAATATTAAAAATGATATACCCTTATGTATATTATTTCGTGCTTTGGGTTGTATAAATGATAAAGAAATATTATATATGATTATAGATAATTCTGGAACAGTTTTAGATGAACAAATTAAACGAGTATTTACCCCAACGCTTTTATCAAATAGGGAAATATATACTCAGACACAAGCATTAGAATATATTAGTAAATATATATCATTTTATTCGGAAAATAAAAATTCAATGGAATCTAAGAAGAAATATATTAAAACATGTATATTAAAATATTATTTACCTCATATTAATACAATTGAAGGTAAAATTAAATTTACAGGATTAATGGTTAATATTCTAATTAAATCATATTTGAATAAATATAAGGTAAGTGATAGAGATAGTTATGAACATAAACGAATAGAAACACCCGGGACATTGATGTGTAATTTAATATTACAAGGATTGGCTAAAATGGTAAAAGAAGCAAGATCATTGATATTAAAAGAGATAGATAGTGGTATATATTCAATACATAAAAATAAAGATGATATTATAAATGAAACAAATATTCATAAAATATTTAAACATTCTCATATTGAAAATATTTTGAAGAATTCAATATCTACGGGGAGTTGGGGTGTTAAGATGAATACTAATAAACAGGGTGTTTCACAGGTTATAAATAGATTAACATATCTAAGTACTATATCTCATTTAAGGAGGGTTGCCACTTCACCTGACCCAACAGGTAAATTAATTCAACCTAGAAAACTTCATAATACTTCTTGGGGTATGATATGTCCATCAGAAACTCCTGAAGGTCATTCGGTGGGTTTGGTTAAAAATTTATCAATGACAGCAGAAATTACATTAGATATTCCTTCCGATATAATTAAGGATATATTAAAACAATTTATAATTAGTTTAGACGATATTGATATATTTACATTTAATAAATGTTGTAAGTTTAAAATATTTATTAATGGATCATGGTTAGGGTTTATTAATTCTGATATTATCAAAATTACAGATACATTTAAAAAAAATAGAGAACTGGGTATAATTCACCCTCATTCATCGATTTATGTAAATTATAATAATGAATGTATATATATATATACAGATAGGGGTAGATTTATTAGACCATTATTCCGAGTTATTAATAATAAATTATTAATACATGATAAAAATATTGAAAATATTAATTGGAGAGATTTAATAATTGGTAAAAATTATTGTATTGATTATATCGATTCAAGTGAAATAAACAATTGTTTGGTAGCTACGAATTATAAAGATTTAAAAAATGAAGAATGCGAATATACTCATTGTGAAATACATCCTTCTTTAATATTGGGTGCCCTTGCTTCATGTATTCCTTTTGCGAATCATAATCAATCACCAAGAAATACATATCAAGCGGCGATGGGGAAGCAAGCGATAGGTATTAATATTACAAACATTAAAAATAGATATGATACATTTTCACATATTCTATCATATCCACAAAGACCAGTGGTTGAAACTAAAATAATGAAACATATTAATCTTGATAAATTACCCAATGGAATAAATGTAATAGTTGCAATTGCTTCTTACGGGGGTTTCAACCAAGAAGATTCTATTTTAATTAATCAGTCATCAATAGATAGGGGTTTATTTAATTCAACTTTTTATAGATGTTATCGTGATGAAGAAAAAAAAAATCAATTAACGGGTGAAGAAGATATATTTTGTAAACCAGATACTACAAATATTTTATTTCCCAAACCATGTAATTATGATAAATTATCTTCAAATGGATTTATTGACAAAAATAAATTTGTAGATATGGATGATATATTAATAGGTAAAGTTATGCCAATTAAACATGAAAAATATGAATATAGAGATAATAGTGTCAATATAAAACAACACGAGTCAGGGTTTGTTGATAGTAATTATATTGATAAAAATGGGGATGGATATAAATTTTGTAAAGTTAAAATTAGAAGGACTAAAATACCTGTAATTGGAGATAAATTCTCTTCAAGACATGGTCAGAAAGGCACCGTTGGTATGGTTTATGATCAATGCGATATGCCATTTACAAAAGATGGTATAGTTCCAGATATTATCGTGAATCCACACGCAATTCCAAGTAGAATGACAATAGCACAACTTATGGAGTGTTTATTGGGCAAAGTATGCTGTGAAACAGGTAATTTGGGTGATGCTACTTCTTTCGATGGTGTGAAAATGGAAGATATATCTGATAAATTAACAGAATTAAATTATGAAAAACATGGAAACGAAGTTTTATATAATGGAATGAATGGTGAACAACTTAAAGTTGATATATTCTTTGGACCCACATATTATCAACGTTTAAAACATATGTCAGAAGATAAAATTCATTCAAGATCAAGTGGAGCTGTAGTATCGATGACCAGACAACCTGCTGAAGGGAGATCGGCTGGAGGTGGTTTAAGATTTGGAGAAATGGAACGAGATTGTATGATAGCTAGTGGTGCTAGTTATTTTCTGAAAGAAAGATTATGTGAAGTATCAGATAAATTTATGTGTTACACTTGTAAATATTGTGGGATGATTGCTGTTTCAAATAAAAATAATATATATGAATGTAATCATTGTAATAATTATAGTTTATTTAATAAAATATATATACCTTACTCTTGTAAATTATTATTTCAAGAATTAAATTCAATGTCAATTGCGGCTAGATTCATATCAAATTAACAGATATAATATTCATTAAAAATATACATTTACATAATTTATTTATATTATTATTTTCTTCACAAAATTTTTGCAATAAATCATTTAAATTTTTTTTTGTTATTTTTACACCATTTGGACTATTTAAATTATTTTCAACATTTATTTTTTTATTGTTTATTAATTTAGACCATTTAATATAAATTATATTATATATATTATTTATTTCTCTATCATTTAGACTATTTAAATAATTATAATAATTACTTATATCAATATAATCAAATAAATCATTTATAAATGTAAATTTAATATTATCATTTGTATTTATATGATTATTAAAATGATTAATATTAATAATATATTCCATTATAATATATATTTTTTTTAATAATCTAATATAACTTAATTGGGGGGTAACGCCATTATATCCATCTGTCTAATATATTCACTTATTAAAGGATTCTTTTTATCAAAATAATTACAAGAAGTTTGTCCTCTACAAGGCCAAGCCCCCGTAGCACAACTTTCTCTCATTAAACCTCTATTATTTGGATAATCTTTTTCATGTCCTAGATTAAAATTGGTTTCCGGTAATGGTTCAGAACTATAGTTTCTACAACCAATATGATTATTACAATCGCTTTTTCCTTCACATTGACTATTATCGTCATTCGAATATCCCATACAAACACTCATTAATATATACTATATATATATATATTTATTTTAATTTAATTATTATCCACATAATTCAAAAATATAATTAAGTGCCAAAATAAGTAAAACACTTGCAAATATAAAAAAAATAATTTGATTAATTTGCTGTTCGGATAAAAAAGTATTATAATTAGATTGATTATTCTGTTTATTCTTAAATCCCTCTATGATATTGTTATTATTAGTTTTTAATTCATTTACCTCTTTCTGTAATTTATGAATAATATTATCATAACGTTCAAGTAACCATTTCATATTATTTTCAAAATTAACATGATTTAATTTATTAGGTTCAATATCTCTCGGATTATCTCTATCTTTATCTTGCCTTTTTTTTTTAGAACATTCTCCTATTATATTAAAAGCATCTTTCAGTGGGGCTCCACCATACCAACTCATATATATATTTATAATATATATTAATTTATAATTATTAAATAATATATATTATATTAATGAAATATATAGAAAATATGAAAAATATGTTCCAAAATAAAACTATTATGAAATATATTCAGAATATAGAAGATGTTTTAACAAATAAATATTTTATTGGAATATTTATGATTATTATTAGTATTGGATCAAGGTTTATAATTGAAGAACTTACACCCAAACAAAGAAAATATATAAATAAAAAAATTGTAAGAAGAATATTTGTTTTTTGTGTGTTCTTTATGGCCACAAAAGATTTATGTGCCACAATTATTTTAACACTTTTATTTATTTTATGTATAAGTAGTTTATTTATAGGTGATGAAGAAAAAAATAGAAATGAAGGAATAGAAGAAGACAAACAAAAAATTATAAATGATCTTGAATCAAGTTTAAATAAGAATTTAGCTTAAATCCATTGTCATCCCATTTGATAAATCACTCATGATTGATATTTGATCTAAATCTATATTATTAGGTTGAAGGTTCATATCATTTATGATATCATCTATATTATCCGGACCCACCATATCTTGTTGCATTTGTGGTTGTGATTCCTGTTGATTTGGTTGAGAACCCATTACATTACCCATCGCGGCACTTGCGAATTGTTTCATTAATTCAGGATTATCTTTCATTATATCCCCCATACCGGGCATTGATGTTTTAAACATTGTATTTGTCAGATGGAACATAAAAGCACTCCCACCCAATAACATTAATAATTTTATTTCTGGAGCTACTTCAGTCGTACCACCATATTTTTCATATAATTCTTCAAATACTTCATCATAGTCATATATATTTTCACTCACCGATTCCGACCATCCATCTAAATGGATACTTAATGGATCAAATTTATTATTTAAAAATTCCAATCCAGTAATTGCTGCCATCATTACTTTTCTTTGAAACTTAATAGAATTATCAATTTCTCTTTGTTTTTTTAATTTAATATATTCATTTCTCATATCATCTAAATGAGAATTCATATTATAATTCATTGTTGTTTTAATCCCCTGACCCTCAAGTTTCCTAAATTTATACAATAAATCTATCTTTTCATTTTTTATATCTTGAGAATTCATTGTTTGTATTGATTTAAATTCTGAATTAGTATCATTCTTGCCATATATTAAGTTATCATTTAATGTTATATCTTTAGTTTGTTCTATATGTTTTATACCTTCTTCGGGTTTATTGATAGTTGGATCTGCTGTAATAGTATCAAATAAATTATAATCTTCTTTAACATATGTATCTTTTATACTGCTATTTCCGTCATCAGAATTCTCTTTTAATTTACTAGGGTCTGCTAATAAACCAATTCCCATAATATCATCATCATTTATATCATTTATATCAAAGGTTATATTTTTCTCTCCTGTATCATTTTTAATATTTATATCCATAATAATTTATATTTTATATTTTATATTAATTTTATACGCTTAAATATTCTTTAATATTTTCAGGCATTTCGGGTATTTTAATATCATAATGTTCTTCTAATTCTTTTAATTCTTGAGATTCATTTTCTACCACCAAATTTATAGCCACACCTTTCCGTCCATATCTACCACTTCTACCTATTCTATGAATATATGTTTCTTTCATATTTGGTAAATCGAAATTAATAACTAAAGACAATTGTTGAATATCTATACCTCGGGCCAATAAATCAGTTGATAACATGATCCTCGTTTTTCCAGATTTAAAATCATTCATATTATTAGATCTATCTTTAGAATCCATCTCTCCGTGAATATGGGATACAGGAAATTTTTGTTCTACTAATTTTTCATATAAATATCTTAATGTTTTTTTAGAATTAACATATATAATGGATTGTGTTATATTTAGTGTATCATATAAATCCATTAATACATCATATTTCCAATTATAATTTTTAAGCATAACATGAAATTGTTTAATCCCATCCAATGTTAATTCTTCTTTTTTTATTAATATTTTTTCAGGGTTATTCATAAATTTTTCTGACATATCTTGTACTTCTAATGGAATTGTAGCACTAAATAAACATACCTGTGATGTAGGTGGAATACATTTAAATATTGCTGATATTGTATCTATAAATCCCAATGATAATATGTCATCTGCTTCATCACATACTATAATTTTAATCTTTGATGTAAATAGTTCATTTCTATTTATCATATCTAAAATTCTACCAGGTGTCCCTATAATTACTTGTGGTTGCTTCCTCAAATCATTAATGCAATCCTGAACTCTAGTTTTACCTATAACCAAGGCTTTAGTTATTTTTGTATATTTAGTTATTTCACCACAAACATCATTACATTGAATAGATAATTCATGTGTTGGACATATTATCATCACTTGTGTATCCCGAATGGTTTCATCTATATTATTTAAAGAACCAATTAAAAAAGATCCTGTTTTCCCTGTTCCTGATTGTGCCTGAGCAATTAAATCTTTCCCTGTATTTATAATTGGTATAGATTCATACTGGATTTTGGATGGTTTCTCAAATCCATACGAATATATACCTCTTAATAAATTTTCGTTTATATTTAGATCATCAAAACTATAGTTTAATATGTTTTTCTCTTCTATCTCGCTCATTATTAAATATATATTATTTATAAACCTTTATATTATTCTTCCTTAAACTTAATCTTTTTAATTAATTCGGCAACTTTAATTATATCAGATCCTGAACAATCACCACAAGATTTATCCCCTTCGTATATCTCAAAATAAGGAATTGATTTAATGTTTTTTTCTTCAGAGAGTTTTTCATTTTTATCTATATCAATCTTATATATCTCAATATATTTTAATCTATCATTTAATTTACACAATGAAGGATATATTTTTCTACATGGACCACACCATGTTGCTGTGAAATATAATAAAGATAATTCATTTTGACTTAATATTTCTTCAATATTATCATTTTCTTCATTTAATTCTATTAAATCATCTATAGTTTCTTCTTTCTTTTCTTCCATATATTATTTATAAACTTAATATAAATAATATAGAAACATATAATTATTTAAAATAGTAAATATAAATATAAATAATAGTAATAGGATGCCTCGTCTTGATATAATTCCCGAAGGTATTCCATTTGAGATTATTCGTGGTATATCTATTTTAAAAGTAGATGAAATAATTATAGATATTGAAAAAACAAATAAAAATACTTTATTATATGCTATAATACATTCACCTAAGAAAAAGAAAAGAAAAATAAATAATAATTAATTCATATGTTTTAATTTCTGAATATATAATTTATATTTATCATTTTCTAATTTATAATTTTTTATCATAATTGTCATTTTATCTATCACTTTTTGCTGTGATATAATAATATCATTTAATTCTTTCGTATTGCCTTTGTTATTACCCCCAACCATATTATCATCATTATTTTTTTCAATAAATATTCTTGATTTATAAATAACATTATTATTATCATCTCTCACTTTAGTTTTAAAAGCCCAATCTCTACCACCATTAGATAAAACGATACGTTCTTGTCCCATTTTAACAAATTTACCACCTATATAAAATTTTTCAGAATCTTCATTTAATGTGATATATTTAATTACATCTGTAGTTTTAAAATTATAAGGTAATTCAACTTCTAAACAATTTTTTAATTCTCGTTTAATTATTTCAATGTCGTCTGTAGCCATTTACTATTTATATATTTATTATTAAAAAATATTTAAATATTAATAAATATTATAAAGAATATGATATATTCAAGAAAATATGATTATCCTAAACAATATATTAGAAAAAATGGATTATTAAAAAAAAACAGACGTAAAGAAATATATAAATGGAGACGAGATATTCAAAAGAATTATTTAAATCAAAATATTTATACTAAATTAAAAATAGAAATCTTAAAATTAAAATTAGATATAAAACAATATCAAGATGCTTTAGAAGATTGGGTTTTAATGTATCAAATGTCAATTCATTAACGTAAAATTAAAACATTTGTAATAGTATATATTATAATGAATCTTAAAGTTGAACATGGAATAATTGCTTTATTATTACTTACCTTTTTATACTACTTTTTCACACCAAAGTTTACTAAGTGATTTATCAAGAGTCCCAGACAAGGGTAATCCACAATTGAAGGTGGTTAAAGGTAAACATGGCTTCTGGGATGATGTACAAAGAGATTGGTCGTGCAACGGACCGGCAGAATACAGACCCCCTTGGTGTTTTTGAAGAAATATCTTTCATTTTTTTATATATTTTCTTCTTTGTTTATTATATTCTTGAATATAAATACATTCAAATAATAACATAATATAATTATAATATTATAATATTATATAAATATAATAATGTATAAATATATTTTTATGATATTATTATTCTTATTATTCTTATATGTTAAATATAATACAAATTTAATTGAAGGTCAAAAAAAAACTGATAAAGATGATGATAAAACTGATGATAAAACTGATGATAAAACTGATGATAAAACTGATGATAAAGATGATAAAGATGATGAAGAAGGTGATGAAGAAGGTGATGAAGAAGAAGGTGATGAAGAAGGTGATGAAGAAGAAGGTGATGAAGAAGAAGGTGATGAAGAAGAAGGTGATGAAGAAGAAGGTGATGAAGAAGAAGGTGATGAAGAAGAAGGTGAAGAAGATTATGGTGATGAAGGTTATGGGGAAGAAGGTTATGGGGAAGAAGGTGATGAAGGTGATGACGAGGGTGGAGGAGAAGAAAAGAAAAAAAAAGTAAAAGATACATCAAATATGAATAATACTAAATATTTCCCTTGTTCGGGTCCGAATACTAATAATATGTTAAATTATTATGTGAAG